GGTGAACTGGAGGCAGGCACCGGAAACGAGATCATCACAGAAGATGAGATCAATGGATTGTTTTAAAGAAAAGGAGAGAGAAGAACATGGCAAAATTTTTAGATTTAACAGGACTTGGAACATTTAAAGAGAAAATGCAGGAATGGGCAAATGGTGCATTTCGAAAGAAAACTGACAAAGTAGTTTCTACTGATGTTACGTATAAGGGAAAATCGCTGGATGAAGCAATTAAAAGTGGAGAATTTAAGGGAGATAAAGGAGACAGAGGAGAAACCGGCGCAGCTGGAGCACAGGGACCAGC